TGTTGCCCACGTCAATTTTGAAAATTCTGCGTTCAGGAGCACGGCTCACGCGATAGATCAACACAGCATCTTCCAGCAGTTCTTTTTGCTTGAATACCTTGTAGATCTGTTCCAGTATGCTGCGACCAAACGGCCAGAACACATCCAAACCTTCGTTCAGGCTGATGTGTACCACGTGCTTGGCATCCAGGCAAACTTCATTCATGGCAGTCATGAATCTTGAATTGCCCACACCGCCACCGGTGCCGCCGTTGGGCATGGTGTAGTTGGCGTTGCCCGATATTGAGCCGGTCACAGGGTTGGTCATGTAGTCTGTGGTGGTCTTGGCTGCCACAGTCATGTTTTGAAAGTTGGGGTTGATGTCACGAATCACATACTGTTCGGGTCTCTTGCCTTCTGATTCGTTCACAATCACCCGAGCCACCTTGCTCATGTCCACCCACATCATTTCAAATGTTTCTGGATCACGCACAAACACTTGATCACCGTACTTGATGGTGTTGCGGAACAGTTTGAATATGCGCTGATCCAGTTTGTTCAACTTGATCCACTGTTGCAACTGTTTCTTGATGATTGAAACTTCGTTGTCAGTGGGCTTGTCTGCATAGTTGACTTCAAACGGCGTGTCATTTTGCTCGTTCAATTGTGTGGAAAACTCAGCAATGATGTCTAGGCAGGCATTGATTTCTGAATCCATGTCCATGTTTTCGTACTGATTGTAGCGTTCAACACGGTTGGGGTGACCAGAGTATACTTCAGGCAGTCTTGATGCATAGTTGCGAAAAATAAAGTCCGCAGGCATGCCTGTATCAGTGCCGTCGTTTTTGGTATAGCCAGGCAGGCCGAATTGATTTCGACCTGATATGGGACTCATCACACCTGAGGTGTCTGCTACCTTGAAATACTTGCGCCAGCCGGGTTGTTTGGGTTCTGCCATAATAAGTTATTTACCGTCAGTTGGCAGCGTATCTTGCTAATTTCTCACTGGCATCAGCATTGGCCTTGGTTCCACGACTGATGGCCGACAACAGTTGTACCATTTGCGCTTGCATGTCAGAATTTTGACTTTGTTTGATTTCAGCTACCAGTGCAGTCATGGCAGTTTTGATTTCTTGAAATGAGTTGGTCATGCCAGTGGTGGAATCAGTGTTGTTGGCTTCGGCAACTTCTCTCACTGGATTGGCCAAGTCATCGTTCATCTGTGTGCCGGTCATCCGACTGTTAATCTTGGCCATGGTCATGTCAAAGTTTTGCAACATGCCTGTGCCAAATCCCATGTCTCTTGGCATGTCTTTGAAACTCATGACCACAGGTACAGCACCATTTTTCAGTGGGATCACTGCTTCGTTGCCGTGCAAGGTAGCAGGATATCCAGACTTGGGCCCGTCAAAAATGCCGCCATCACGAGCCTGGATTACTTGTCCTTCTTTGAATCCTTCCCATACTCGTTGCTTTTGAACCATTGATTTTAGTTGTGCATCAGACAACTCACCTACCACAGTGTCTAAAGTTGCTCCAGCAGCTTTTGCTAGATCTTTTGCATAGCCTGATCCTAATCCTGTTGTCCCAGTCCACTGGGCCACACCTTGGTCAATGGTTTTGTCAATATACATGGGACGGCGCCACAGCCCCATTTTCAATTCATCTCCAGCATCCAAGTTAGGCATAATAGCAATGCCAACGCTTCGTTGTTGTGCATCTCCGTCAAGTTTCTTCCATGTTCCTAAGGCACCGTATTTTTTAGATAATCCGCCGTAAGAAATGTTGCCTGGATTATTGGTTCTCCAAGATACTGTGCCACCTTTTCTAATTTCATTTCCTATTTTGACTTCTTTACCCATTTGTACCTCGCCAGTGCCTTCGGTGGGTGCTAGGGGCGCCGTTACTGGTTTATCTGCTGGTGGCTTTGCACCAAGCTCACCACTGTCTGCTGGAGCAGATTTCCCGCCTTTGCCTTTGTCCACAGCAGGTGCTGGCGCTGGCGCTGGTGCAGGTGCAGGTGCTGCTTTGGCTGCTGGCGCTGGGGCAGGTGCTGGTGCTGGAGCAGGTGCTGGTGCTGGAGCAGGTGCTGGAGCAGGTGCTGGGGCGGCCGCAGGTGGCGCGGAGCCACGACCACCTCTTGGTGGCGGCGTAGGTTCAGCTGTGGGTGCGGTCGCAGGTGGCGGTGCGCCACGACCACCTCTTGGAGCCGCTGCGGCCGGTGGAGGTTCCGCTGCGGCCGGTGGAGGTGCCGCTGCGGCCGGTGGAGGTTGTTCAGGGGCCTGACCCGGCAGCTTGCCGGGTTGAGCCATGGCCGGAGGTTTTACATTGGCTGGCAGTCCAGTGCCTTTGGCAGCATCTGGTGACGGCTCTCCCTTACTGCTTCCTGAACCAAAAAAGCTACCAAAAAACGAACCCAGTTTGTCAAACGCTTTTCCAATCAAATCCACCAGATCGTTGAGCATGGTGGCCTCTCCCCTGGCGCCCTTGGCAAACAGTATCGCGGCTTCGGTAGCAGGCTGTAAGCCTTTGAACACAAAGTCTTGCGAGGCATGCATGGCTTCTACTTGTACCGCTGCCAGTTCTGTTTGTGCCTGTTGTAATCCATCAGCTGCCTTGCCACCTTCTATGCCTTGATCTTTTTGGTTTTTGGCAATCTTGGCATATTCTGCACCAATGTCTTTTTCCGCCATCATTCGCAATTTTTGCTCTTCGCTGAAGTTGAGATATGTGTCATTGTTTGCACCAAACTGTCCCAGAGTGGTACCCACTGTGTCAGCGGTTTTCCCAATGGCCTTGCCGGTCTTGGTTATAGCATCTCTGTAGTCCATTTGGCCCGCAATCACTGCCTGAGTGGTACGAATCATCTCACCGTTGCTGGATAAGTTGGCTTTTTGTGCATCAGCATTGGACAGATTGCCAGTGATACTGGCTCGGAATGCACGGCCCATTTCGGGACCAGCTGCACTGTACACAGCATTCATCTTGCGCAGTGCATCCACTGCGTCGGTGTTACCTTGCAATTCCAGCTGGCGAATCTTGGCTGCGTATTGTTCTTCCATCAGGGCCGCTTCGGCCTGCTTTTCCATTTCTTCGCGGCTTTGTCCTGTGAGCTTGGTCAAGGCATCTTGTTCAACCAGATACTTTTTGGCACCAGATGCCAGCTGATCCGTGGTCATGGTCTGTGAGCGACCCAGCTGTGTTTGCAGCTTGAGATAGCCCATGGCGCCTTTGTTGACTTCTTCTTGACTTAGGCCAGCATTGTACAACTGTTCACGAAACGGCTCCATGGCCTTGCCCATGTCTTCAAACCGCTGGCGACCTTCAAACACTGATCCACCAAACAAGGCCAGATCCTTGCTGTTTTCACCCAGCAGGCCAATGTAACCATCCAGATCCTGTATGCCAAGACCCAGTTTTTGCATGCCCTTGTAGATGCCGGTCATGCCATCGCTGGCCGCTGCGCCAGACTTGGACATTTTCTGGAACGACGTGTACAGCTTGTCGCTCATTTCGTTGGCAGCTTTGGTGTACTTGGCCGCCGCCACTGCTGCCAAACCAATACCTGCTGCCAGTATTCCTACAGGACCGCCCAGCAGTGCCAATGCGCCAGCGGCCATTGTTACAGCGTCGGTCATTGCGTCTATGGTGCCGTTGAAAGCACTGGCGCCTTTTTTGCCTTCGTACATGGCAGCAGATGCAGCAAAAGCAGCCTCGCCCAGTTTTTTCACTGCTGCCACGGTCAGGTTAGCACCTTGGGTAAGTTTTGCTTGGGCAGCTTCAGCAGCTGACATTCGATCAGCTGTGGCTTTCGTAACAAAGCCCAGGTCGCCTAGTTCTTTTGAAGCTTGTTGTAGGATTGCCAACATTTCTGCTGACATCTGATTTGTTTCGGCCATGTGTTTTTACCTATAAGTAGAATTATATTTATAGGTGAATTCATGACCCAATCTCTCAATCCGCTCAAAGCATTTTTTAGACAACCTGCAATTTACATCAAGCTGCCCAGCGACGGCCGGTTCTGGCCTGAGAACACTGTGGAATTTCCACAAAATCGAGAATTGCCTGTATACCCAATGACTGCTGTGGATGAAATAACTTATCGCACTCCAGACGCACTGTTCAGTGGTCAGAGTGTGGTTGATGTGATACAGAGCTGTGTGCCTGCTATCAAGAATGCATGGTCAGCACCGTTTATTGACATCAACAGCATATTGATTGGTATCCGCATTGCCAGCTACGGCCACTCCATGGAAGTCAGTACTCAGTGCAGTGAATGCCAGCACGAAGACGATTTTGACCTGGACCTGAGATCTGTACTGGATCAGATGCCCACACCAGATTATACTCAAGCAGTGGAGCACGGTGATTTGGAAATTATATTCCGTCCCATGACTTACGAACAGCAAAATCTCAGCAACATGGAGCAATTTGAACAACAACGAATGATTCGGCAGATTCCAGTGTCAGATTTGCCCGAAGAAGAAAAAATACAACGCATGGCCGAAATCATGCGTACCATCACCGAACTCACTATCAAAGCCATTCGGGTGAGCATTGCTGCCGTCAAAACACCCACAGCCAT